AGTTCTTCTGTCTTTATTAAACCTGCCATAGAAGCATTTTTTAAAGCACTAATAAGTTGTAGTATCATAAAGGGTACAACAACTACCTCGGATAGCCAGCCTGTTCCTGTAAATCCTTTTTCTACCATTAGGATAACGGTCAGAATGGCTATCCACACAAAGGTGTTTCTAGTAATTCTTAACGCTTTATATGTTTTAAATCCTTCTCTTTTACAGCCAGCCCAAACTCCAAAAATGCCATCTAACCATAATACTGAACAAACGGCCAAGTATTGTTCCATGTTTTCCATTGATAAATCAAAAAAGTACGTACATAAGTACGTACAAAATGCTGTTATGCTCACTATGAATAATTTAGTTGTCATTTATTAGTCTCATTTACTTTAATTCTTGGGAGGTTATACTATAATATACACAATTATACCGTCATCCCTAGGATTTTAACCTGTTAATTTGTCTTATTTAATATAAAAACTTTCAAGTTTTTCAAAGTTTTTCCATTTTTGTAAAGTATATAATACAGGAACTACATCATAGAAGTTTTTTTCTAGCTTCCACATACCTTTCTTAGGTTTGTTCTGATATACATATTTACTGTTTTCATTAAATTCTTTATCACTATAAACCAGTAGACCAAATGCAGTACCAAAAGTAAGGTCAAGTAATTCACCTAGCTCTCCAAGAGTTCGTGTAGCAGCTATAGGAGATTTTAACATCTGATATACTTGTTGGTAACCACCTAGTGTAGGTAAAGGATTAAATAAAACCATCTCTTTATAAGTTCTGTTTGCTTGATAAGCGCCAAAGTTTCTAAGCTTTTTAATAAGGATAGGATCATCATCATCTCCACCAACTAAAGTCTCATCTAGAATATGAATAATTAGCAGTATCATTGCTTCACCTAATGTTCTATATACATTTTTAAGCATCATGTTTGCTTTACCCTCATCGTATCTTCCATCTACAAGTCCGTACTCCTCTTTAAATGATTTACCTAACTCTGCTAAACCAAACTTAGCCATACCTCTTTCACCAGTTACAGCAGTTTTTCGTATATGATTTAAAAACTTAAATGCAGATGTATATCTACCTTCTAACCAACCTAAGTTTTGATCATAATAATTTTCTTGGAACCTTGCTCTAAAAGCAGGCATAACCCACTTGTGAAACTGTGCCATTAATATACCAGTAAAGTTATTTTGAATAACCATTCTATCTTCTCTAGCATAGTTACCATGTATCTGCTTGTTTACTTCACGTATATTATTTCTCATTTCATATCTCCACCCATCTGTATATTCTGTAGTAGATCCATCTTTATTGATAATTGTATCATAACCTTCTCTCATAGTTACTTTACCAGTTGACTGATCAAAGTCTAAAGCATCAACTAGATTTAGAGAATCTTCACCATTAGATATTTGTGTACCTAATAGCATAGCCATACCCACAGTACTTTGAACTTTGTATTCAGCACCCTGGTTAAAAGAGTAACCAAAGTTTGTGAATCTTGACCATAAAGTTTCACCATCACCTAATCCAAACTGTTCTCTTATATCTGCATCATCGTCCATCATTCTAAAATACTGAACTATTGCTTCATATTTATTAAGTGCTTTATCTGGATCGTAGTTTCCTCTTTTTATTTGTAAATTATTACCGGTCACTACTCTACCTGTAAAATCAGCTGCTGACTCAACAGCATTAGCTGTTCTCTCTATCATACCTTGGGTACCCATAGTATAAAACATTTTAGTAGCTTCAGTATAATCTCCTGCTGTATAAAATAAACCACCGGCAGCTTCTATGTAATTGTTAATTTGACCTAGAGTCAAGTTATTAAAGTTACCAAATATGTTAAAAGCCACATAAGACAATGAAGACAGATTAATTAATCCACCTGCTAACTTGTCTACGGCACCTTTAGTTATTTTATCATTATCATAGTAAACCATTTTCATCCAATGATGAGCACGTTTTTCTGCATTACTTTGCAAACCGGTTTGGCTATCTCTACCTACAACTGTATTCACAAAGCCTTGTGATCCTTGTTTTATTTTTGCAATTAACTCAAGCGCTGTACCTGGTTCTTTATAAGCTCTCATTTTTAAGGCTTGTACCATTGCTTGTAATGTGTCTTCTATTTGACCCATCACCTCAAAGTTTTCTGCCATACTTGCAAACTTAACTAAACTTTTAGTCATGTCTGTACTAACTTCACCAAGTGTAGGTTGTGATCTTAACTTGGCTGCTTCAGCTTCTAATACTGCTCTTTCTTTTTTATATTGGTCAACATTAATACCACCATTCATTCTTTTATCTTTAAGATCTTGAATGTCTTCATATACTTTTTCAAGTTGTCCTTCTACCCTTGGATTACCAGTGTAAAATACAGGAAGAGTATCTACTAATTTTCCCTGCTCATTTAAAAGAACAACCTTTTGCTCTGATGTTTCAGTAAATAAGTTCTTTATACTTCCTAAAAACTTAGGTATCATTCTAGCAAAGAATGATGGTTTAGTCATTACCTCATCCACAAAGTTGTTAGCAATAACAGGTACCTTACCTAGCATTTGCATTCGTTGACTTCTTGGTAATTTTTTAAGCAAATCTTCATAATGCTCTACAAATTTCAAGTAGTATTGCTTCCTAGCTTCACCCAATTGATCAGTTGGATTCATTATAGCTTCATACTTAGGATTGAGTAAGCTAGCACCTGTGTCTGATCTTTCATCTTTAACCTCAACATAATCAGGCTTTACAGCATCAAAATTTTTGTTTTCTTTAATAGCTCCAGTAGGTTCTCTGTTTGCATCTTTAAAAGTTTTTGTATACTCTACCTTATAATAGTATTTGTTTTTATATACATCATAAGCAGTTTGTGGGACACCCGGTTTTTTAATCCAGGTAACACCTTCCCCATTAGACCACACTTGAGCATACTCATAATTTTTTCTAACATCAATAAACTCTTGTGTATATTGATGAAATGTTCCTGAAGTTAGAACACCATCTTCTAGTTTTTCTCCTTGCATAAAATCAGCAAAAGCTTTCTTATCTCTGTACAGTTGTTTATTCTTTTCTATTTGAATAGGGTCAGCGTTAGCTAAAGAATAAATAGGAAAATATTTTCTTGGCTTACCATTAGCATCATAAAGTTTATCTCTTAATGCTTTCTTTTCATTTAAATAATTCTGACCTACTCTTGTAGTATAGAAACCTGTGAATCTTTTATTATCATCAAACTCAAGCATAAAGTCATATAACCTTTGAAGATCTTTTTCACCTGAGAGTTCTAGTAGTGTTTTACCTGCATCTAATATATCTGCTTTTCTAGCTTGAACTTTATCTAAAAACTCTTGTTTTTTAAACTTAAATATTTTATCCATAGTTGCAAGAATAACATCTTTGGATGTTGCTAAATCCTTAGCATAAAGCTCTGAGTTAGATATATCCGGCACAAGAGTAAATAACTCATCTAGATCATCAAGAGTAATTGTCTGTCCTGAATGTGACTGTATGACTGTTTCAGCATCTGTCTTTTTTCCTTTCTTTGCAAAAGCCCTGATTACAGTAGCAACATAATCAAGTATAGCTGTTTTAATTATACCTCTGTTAGCACCTACGTCTGATACAATATCATTACCAAGTAGTTGAGTAAGTTCAATATTAATACTACCTAATAATGATCTTTGTGTTGCATTTAATTCTTTATTAGCTTCTATAGCATGAAGCCCTTCAAATGTTGAAAGAAATCTATTAAAGTTTAGTATATACGTTATGTATTCTTTTTTACTTTGATTCTTAGGATCAGTAGCATATTCTTTAAATGACTTCATCTGTCTTAGAGCATCCTGTAATAATCTTGTGTACACTCTAGACTGTGATATAGGACCTTCTTGTTTAGCAAGAGCTATGTAACTTAATGTACTTGCTATTTCTTCTTGCACATCTTCTTTTGATCTATCTCTATATATGTTTTCTTTTAATAAATCTTCTACTTCTTGTTTGCTCTTTAAAGCTTTTTCATATGTTTCCAAAGCACCAAGAACAGTTCCTTGTTCAGGGTATTCTGAAGGATCAACAGTATCAGCAAAATTCTCAGCAGATTCTATATCTTGCTCAGCATTATAAATTTGTTCTGCTGCGTCTTTAAGTACTTGATCTGATATTTCTTGTTCTGCTAACTTAGTATCTATAGCAGGTATTAAGATATTAACCTTTTCTGCATTTTGCTTATACCCATGAGGCTCATTACCATCAAACCTTATTTTCTTTCCATTATAAGAAACTAGTAGACTAGCAACATTACCAACACCATACTCAATATCATAGCCCATATTTTCAACCATTCTTTGCAGAAGGTTTACTTCCAAAGCATCTAATGTTTTGAGTGTTAAAGACTTTGTATCAGTAAGTTTTGCATACATACTTGTTTCTGCAAGGGTTACCTTATCTACATTGTAGGGATTTTTCTTATCACCATATAATATACCCATATCTTTAGTAGAAGTAAATATACCTTTGGTCCAAGTCTTAGGGTTTGTCTTTAAAACGTTTGATTCATTTAATTGTATTTGTAAAATTTTAAGTTGTCCTGTTGATGCAACCAAAACTATGTCTGCTTTAGAAGCTATCTCTGTATATGCGTCATGAAAGACCACATTAGTTAACATAACATCTCCTTGGCTTTTGACTGTATTAACCTGGTTTACTATATTACTAAAGGCCTGTTTAGCAACTTCAGTTTCTATATTTGTAATCTTATCAGATATCTTATCAAAAGACTCATGAGATGCAATAGCATCTAACATTGTACTTAAATCATTTTTAATAAGCTGTTGTTCTTTAGTTTCTTTTCTACCTAGCGCTTCTTTAGCAGATATAAAAGGCTTTTTACTAGTAAGACTATAATATTTACCGTCTTCTTTATTCAAAATAACTAAGTCATCACTGTTAAAAGTAACTCCTTCTGAGGCAGACAAAGTATCTGATTCCTCTTTAGCACTTTCAACATTGTGAAACAATCTATCAATCATTCTTCTTTGTAGAACTCCTCCTTCTTTTTTTGCTACATTAACTATCTTTTGTTTCTCAGGAGATAGACTGTATCTTATTCTGCCATTTACAGGTGTATCTAGTTTAAATGATATACCATCTGTATTAAGCAGTTTAGCAATGTCACTTAAGGTTGCTTTCTCAGATATATTATTTACTTCAATAACACGGCCTGTAATTACCTCATTGAGGTTTTTAATAATTTTAGAAAACCAATCTAAAAATTGTTTTATTTTATCAGTAAAACTTTTAGTTGGGGTGTTCTCATATTCATTATTAAAATGTCTGGATAATGCTTGTGTTACAATTTCTAACTGAACATCTGCTTCTGTAAATCTTCTTTTACCACGGTAAGCATCTTTTATTTGTTGAGTCATCTCAGGAAAATTCCTTTGTGCCTCATCTAATAAAGAATTAAATAAGTTTTCATTATCCAGTTTTACAGCATCTATAAAAGGGTGTAAGACTTCTTCTATTGCTATTTCATCTGTTACTCTGCCATTTATTAATATAGCAGTACCATCCAGATAAAATGAGTTTATTTTATTAAAAGGAACTTTTGCTTTTTTCCATTGAGGTATACTAGCATAAAGATTTTCTGCATCCTTTACTGACATTAACTTAACATTAATTCCAGGAAACATTCTCATTAAATGTGAAACTACTTTTCTAGCTCTGGGTTTATCCCATGCCCTAGAAGATTCTAGCATGTCAGTTGCAGAAAAAATAGATGGATCAATAGATACAGAAAATGTTTTTTTTGTTTTAACTATATCTACAGACTCAATAGGTATGTTATTTATTTCAAGATATCTATTCAACCTTCTAACATTAGAGTCTATAAGTGTTTGACTCGGTTGTAATGTATCTGAATCAGTATTATTGATATAGTACCTACCCCCAAAACTGTGTATTATGTTTAGCCTTCTAAGATTATTTAATAATGCAACCCCAAACTCTTCTTGCTTTAAGTTAAAAAGAACTTTTCTATCAGCAATCATATTTTGTGCTTCTACAACAGTAGGTATAGTATCACTTTTTGAAAGTCTTTGATATTGATTTATTACATTATTTGTTATAATATCAGTCTTGAAAACTTTCTTTAAGTTTTTATACGTTGTTAGATTTTTATTGTGACACTTTCCCATATTCTATAAATTACATCTTTTGATTTCTTCTAAGAAATTTTTAATTTTTTCCTCTTCTGTCTTCCCGTCATATGACAATATTTTGTTTTCATATAATGCTATAAGATCTCCCAAAGATACAATTTTATTATCAGCCAATTTCTTTCTCATCTCAGTAAACTCGTCTGCTATGTATGGCGCATTTATTGTATCATTATAAAACTTAGTAATTTGAGGATACTTGCTTTTCTCAT